TCGTGAAGATTTCAGAGATCCTATCTCTCTAAAGCTTAAGTTTTTAACCTCAAGACTCACATGTAGAGACTACTATTTCAAGTAGATTTAGATTTTAATCAGCATCCTCAATCGTCGGCATGCTCGGGTTAGGAGCTTGCCAATTAGAAATTGCGCCAGCAGCTAAGGTCATAGCTGCTCTGCCAGCCACCTTGCCTGCAGAATATAAAATTCCGCTAGCTGAAGTAGCTAGGGACTCCAATGCTCGGGCGTACCCTTGCTGAAGTTGTTGCTGCGGTGGAAGCTGAGATATTGGTGCTGCGGTAGTTGCTGTTTGGACAGCTCCCATCCCAACAGGGTCGGAATGAGAAGGAGTCGTTATAGCGCCATAACCAATTAACTCAAAATGAGAAATACAGTCATATTCGAACTGTATGGGTGTAGCACTAGGAGCGTCTACATACATCAACAGAGTGTGTCTGTTTGTTGACTGAATCGTCGGATTAAAGAAGAATGTCAAGGGATTGTACGCTAACGCATCTACAAAGGTAGGCACGTATGCAACACTGTGCCAATCTGAGGAAACCACATCGGTAATAGCCTCCTTTGTTTGCAACAGATCTGATGAATTAGGGGTAGCAACTCCGCCAACAGCCCCCCCGTGAGGTATCTCTACGTTATTAGGGGACCGATAGGCAGTAATTCTGCCACCTCGATTTATTGCGGCGCCAGTATATCGAATACGAATTCCGGCGCCCACCAATCTGAATGTGGGGTTTTCAACACCAGCAGCAGCTGCAGGAGTAAAATAACTGGTAGCCAGATTTGAATCTGACCCTCCAAAGTTTGTTCCAACTCCTAAGTTGCCGGCTGCAACAGACCATTGATACTGGATCGGAGTGTAGTTGTTCTGTGTGAACACAACGGGAGCATTTAAAGACGTGCCCAATACAACTGGATCTGATATGATCATTGCCCATGGGTCGAGTGAGATCCACCCAACCGCATTAGTACCCGATGAGAAAAAGCCACGAGCTCGACAACTCAACTTCTGGGAGTTTAACACTGTTTGATCAGGTATGCATGAATCTTTAGCCAATTCCGACCAAGGGTCGATTCTAGCTGCCAGATATTTCCTAGCACACGCTGATAAGTGGGCCATAGCAGGACCATTACTGGTCATAACCATGCCTCTCCTAAAGGCTTGCTGTCTCGCCCGGGTAGCTGTCTGCATAACCGGGGTGATGTTGAGACCCCCAAAGGGATCTACGCGCTGCACCGCTTTCTTAGCCATGCGCGCTTTCTTACGCCTTGCGGCGCGATTGTTTTGCTTGTTTTTCTGTTGTGCGGTAGTCATAGCAGCTCTCACTATACCACCTACCTACCGATCTGGGAGTAGAAAACATAACTACTCCCAACCCAGAAACAAAGTGTAGTCTCGCCCACCCGCGCTAACGCGAGAAAGACGATCCAGAACACTTACTGGGATGTCGGAGTCAGGGATAGCTACAGCTCTCGTGTACAAGAACTGCGCGAACTTTGACACCGCACAAACATAAGGGGCTTCTTCAGTCCAACAGACCAAATCATAGATATCGACTACCTTAGAAATGACTTGCTGAATAGTTTCAGTTTCCCCTGAATACGAACATGTTAACGAAAAAGAAAGTTTTGATATGCGAGGTCGTGGCAAATAAGCTTGCAGCTCTTTCACCCATACCCCAGTCGATCCCAAAAACTCAATTCCTTCTACAGGCGAGTTCTGAGGGACACCAAACTGACATTTAAACGCTTTCTCCTTGATTGTAAAACCCCAATCTTTGAACGCATTGATCATAGACAAACGAAGTTCGTCCTCGGATTCGAATCCGAAGAACTGTTCGTCAAGACCAGTTGCGTTATCGTCACCAAAGAGGAAAGCATCAATATGCTCCATCATCTCTTCATACGATAATACTTGCGCGAATTTGTCAAAATAAGTTATCAAACAAAAATAAATCATTACAATGATATGCAGAATTGTGTTGTCAGACGTTGTGTTATTAGAGCCAGAACTGTTGCCAGTTTGACGTCGATAGACTGATCCATCAACCATACTTGTCACAGGAGTGACAGTATTCTTAACCACATAGTCAAAGATTTCTCTCAAAGATTCAAATAACTCAGGATTAGCCATCCTGAGTCCTTTTTCTCTTAAACGGTAAACACGCTTCAGAAAAGCAACTCTGTCCCACCCTGAGATATCAGCCATTAATCTGGTTGTAAACTTCTCTAGGCGCTTGAACATGCGGTGCAACCCGCCATATTGCTTAACGTATCCATACTTACCCCACAAAGAACCATGTCTCTGCTTCATTGCCTCGTTTTGGGTCTGAAAGAAAAACTTCTGCCACGATGCGAAATATAAAGCAACTTGATGAAAGGTCCGGAGCTTACCAGCTTCCAGATCTTCATCTGGAACAGCCTCTTTCCCTTTAGGTGTAGACTTCCAGTTCGGATCTGGCAGTGTGTTTAACAACTCACGATGTAAATCGCTTGTCAAAGCTTCACCTTTGGTATTCAAACCAAAAAGGGGATAAGGGTGGCCTGGGGCTTTTGCACTCTCATGTTGCTGGGTGGATGAAAACGGAGCTACCAAACACATCTGGAGCATCCGAAAAGTGTACTCCTCTGCTAGATCAGCAAAGTATTTCCTACTTTCCGGTACCTCCGGAGCGGG